GTCCTGGTGTTTAAATCCTCCTGTTACATCACTTGGTAAACTTTTACCAACCTCTTTTCTAAATCCTTTAAGGTGATCCATATAACCTCCTAGAGGACTATTAATAAAGATGTGTCCTCCTTTATCAGGGCCGCCTAGATCGTTAAATTCTGTGCCGTTAGATGCATACTCGTGTACAAGTTCTCCAAATATAAAACTATCGTGGCTTTCTTTGTGACTAAAAATATCATCACTTTCATAAACCCAACGCCATTTTTTCATAAAATCTTCAAACTCTGGATGTCTACGATTGTACATAACCCAGCCGCACTCCGGCCAAGTCTTTCGACCTAGGTATGTTGCTAGTTGATTCTCAGAAGGCGCAATACTATGAATAAAGTCAATAGGCATAGGTGTATGTGTTCTTACATCTCCATCGCACCATATTGCAACATCTGCATCTGTGTGATTCATAAAATGCCATATAGCAAACGTTTTGTTTGCAAAGCGACTTGCATCCCAAAGAAAACTTTTTTTGCTTTTGTCTTTATTCCATCCGTGTGCAAACGGATTATCTTTATGTTTCTCTTGCCAGGCTTTTAAATCTGGCAAAACTGTTCTTTGATCTAATACCTCAATGTTGTCGGCATTATATGTGTTAGGCTCGTGGTCCTCTGCATATATTGTAAGAGGAACTTCGACAGGCCAGTTTTGTAGGTAAGTCTTAATATAATCCTTACCATATTTTTTATATCCAGTGGGGTGCCACGTGGTAAATACTGATAATGTACGCATATTATTATTTACCATGATAGTCAGCCACTTTCCAAATAACTTACCCAGTAACAATGTACTAGTATACCCACGAGTACTTAGTGCTATCCAATCCACTGATACATTAGTTGAAGATAACTTAGATGCAGATGTTGCACTTATTTGGAGCGTACTATGGTTTGGTAAAATGTCTGCTAATAAACGTGTATGGGATCATTTTAGAAAACAGAACAAGCCGGTTGTAGTTATTGAAGTCGGCGGACTAGTTCGTAACGAGACATGGAAACTTGGCATCAACGGTATTAACAACGATGCCGATTTTGCTTTAGATATTGGATACGATGACAGTCGTTTAGCAAAACTTAATTTATCAGCAATATATAATTGGAAAAAGAATGGCAACTACATTGTTATTGCCGGCCAACATGGGCATAGTGAACAATGGAAAGATATGCCTGATATGGATTCGTACTATAAAGAAACAATTACTAATATACGACAGCATAGTGATTTACCAATACTAATACGTAGCCATCCACGCTTTAGAGAACGTATACATTTTCCTATACAAGACGAACAGTGGTATAAAGATCGAGACTGTGAGTGGAATGTGCCAAAGAAACTTGCTGATACGTATGATAATTTTAACTTTGAGGAACAACTAAGACATACCAAGTGTGTCTATAGTTATTGTAGTAACGCTGGGTTAACAAGTATTATTAACGGTGTTCCAGCAGTTGTTAGCAAACATAGTTTAGCGTATGATGTTAGTAGTTCACATATTAACGACTTACAATATCCAAACAGAAGTGAGTGGGTAAAGAGACTAAGTTATATTGAATGGTTTCCCGATGAAATACACGAGCAATGGTTAAGACTTAGAACTAAATTGTAACATCTTCCATGCCAGCGGTACGTAGTCTTACAACATGACCAGACATCCATTGCTTACTGTCTAAGCCTTTCATAATGCCTAGCCAGCGGTTGCGTAGTAGTGCTACCTCGTTAATAATTGTTTCAAAGTCTACAACTTCATCTTCGCCATCAACATACTTTTCAGCATCTCTGCTTGTTAGTGCTCGTGGATAATTTTCTAAATATTTTTTAAAATGTTTTCGTCTAATCTTACGTAACTGAATATTTAGAAAATTTAACACGCCTTCAACTTCTTGTAACTGTCCAAAACGAATTTCGGTTACTGCTGGTAATTCTTTAATGTTCTTTTCAACTAAGCCGTTCAATCCAACTTCTCTACGAGCCTGTTGTAATTCGGACTCGTAGTACTCTATAAAATCTGGAATCTTGCTTAGATCACTAGTTACGCTGTTATACCAGTTCGTCATCGTCGAAGTATTCTTCCATATCGTCGATTAATTCTGCGTCATCTATTGCTTGTTGCATGTATTTGTCTGCGCCATGAAGTTCAATAAAGAATTCTTCTTCAACACCCCATTCTTGCAGTTGTGCAATTAAATGATGAGCCGCTTGTTCTTTTTCCTTTGGCGAGATATATTGTTTAATCAGTAACCATGATTCTGCAAATACTTCCGGGTCCATGTTATTCCTCTGTGGTGTTGACAACTGCTAAATCCTCCAATAGTTCATCATCGTCGGCGGCGTCAACTGTCTCAGAGTTACTTATCAAACCGTTTGCAACATCTGCCATTATAACTTCAAGTTTTTCACCAGTCCATGCTTTGCGAAATTCAATCATTTCTTCTCCGCTTGATGTGATATACTTGAGGCGGTTGCCTTGCTTTACAAGTAATTCTTGTTTTTCAAACATGTCAATCAATCCACTATAAGGATCCATTCCGCTTTCATACGGAATCTTAACCTGTACACCCTCAAATGGTTTAGCATACCGTGTTTTCATAACTTTACATGCGGCTCTAATACCACGTACATCACTTACTTTATTACCGTCAGCATCCTCTTTAAGTTTAAGTTTCCGCATTGCAACAACAATACTTGACGCATAGATAAAACCTTGTCCGCCACTAATCTTGTCGTCTGGATCAAACATATCTTGTGATGCATATGTGTGATTAGTACACACCATACCAACATTAAAACTACCAATCATATTAACTGTATTACGAACAAGCGAGGTTAGTGCTTTAGGCTTACGACCCATATCACCTTTCATATCACCTTTGTTAAACTGGTCAACATCAGTAGGTGTCAGCATCATTCCCAAACTATCTAGTACAAACAATACCTTTGGGCGTTCTTCTTCTGCCATTGCCTTATAGTCTGCCATAAACACACTAATAGTTTTAGCAACATCGTCAATCATACTCATGCTTAGTTTTAGTAGTTTACTCTCGTCAGTATCTACATTAAGTGCTTGTAGCCAACTTTCATCAAGTGCATTCTCTGAGTCGATTAGTACTACAAAGATACCTTGATCTTGTGCCGCTTTAACAATGTTTGCACTAGCAAAGTAACTTTTACCTGCGCCTGATTCTCCAGCAAACACTGTAACCTTACCCATTGGAACACCTTTATGAAAGTCTCCGCTAATAAGGTAGTTAAGTGCATAATTGCCTGTGCTAACCCAATCAGTTGGGTCATGAAATCCTACGCTTAGTCCGTCAATGGATTTTGTTATGTCCTTACGGAACTTGCTTACATCAAATGGTTTTGCCATGAATATTCCTCTAATAAATTAAAATTAAAAAAAAGAGGAGGGCAGTCAGTCAACTCTCGTCGCCCTCCTCTCTCCACATTATGCCTTTTGTCGACTGCGGATCATTGCAAGAATGTCTTCTGCACTCTTGCCGTCTCCTTTAGGCGTTTCGTCCGCTGATTCAATACTAGCAGTTACTGGCTTAGCCTCAATTGGCTTAGCCTCTACTTGACTCTCTGCTACCGTATTGGTATTGGTACTGGAGTCAGCGGCTGTTGGTGCAGGTGCCGACGTACTTTTAGAGGATCCTGCAGGTGCTTCAACACCGTATGGACGGAAGTAATTTCCGAACTGTTCAACATCATATGGTTGTCCATCGACGGATGATTCAAACATAGCCTTAATAACAGCAATTTCAGTTTCACCAGGACGCTTTGGAAGGAAGTCACTAAGTGTAAACAATCCGTTAGTTTCAACTGCCGCACGTTGCTCTTCAGATAGAGCAGTCTCTTTACGAGCCCACTTACTAGTAGAATAATCAGCGTACTGTCCTTTAGTTGTTTTAGTAATACGGAAGTCTAGTCCTGAATCATAATCAGTTGGAATCTCTTGGATGTCAGGGTCCATTAGAGCGTCCTTAATTAATGTAAAGATGCTTGGTGAAATAACAAACCGACGAATTGGATTCTCCGGTGTTGTTTCTTCTAGAGGATTCTCTGTTACAAACCCGTTAAAGATATAAGAACGCTTCTTCCAGTACTTACGTCCCATCTCTTCGAGGCTAGAATCCTTAAACCATCCACGTACTTCGCTTAGTACTGGACAAGTCTCTTGCCACATTTCCACACACGGAACTTGCACCACTACAGGTTTAGAGTTCATGTCACCTTTAATACCTGAAAATGGTAGACGGATCATTAACCGTTCTTGCCAAAAGAAAGTATTACTAGTGTCCGCATCCGGTAAGAACCGGACTACAGTTGTAGTTCCTTCTGGAATATTC